CTCCTTTCTGGTCTTCGCTGAACACGAGTTCTAGTTGGCTCTGGCTTCTTCTTCTTTGCTAGAGCCTCAGCTTTTATTTTAAGTCTTTTTCTCTGTAATTCTGCTTTTATTTGAGCTGGGGTTGGGTTCAGAATTATCCTTCCTCCAATTCTTACCCCTCTTTTCCGTTGTGTCGTTGTCATTTTTTTATTTTCCTTTGATTAGCTTAAGTAATGTTGCTTTGTCTATGTTTACTCCGATAGTAGTTGCTATTAATCCTATAACTATCATAAACAAAGTTCCGTTTATCCCTTTCATAAGAGCTATAGCCTCTAAGACTGTAACGCATACCAGCCCTGTAACGATGACCTTCCAATCTGTTTGGTTTTTTTTTGTCATTATTGTCCAGCTCCTGCTGTAGTTTCATTTGGTTGAACATTCTCTGCTCCATCTTTCTTATTATCACTTAACAAATCATTCTCTAAACTTGCTGGGAATTCTAGCTCTATCTCCATACCTAGTTGCATCCCTACTTGCTCTTCTAAGAATAGTTGCTCTTCTTCTATTGTTTGCTGGAATGCTAGATAAGCTATCTTAGCTGTAGCTTCTGTAAACTCTTGGCTGCCACCTACTATAATCTGTGGCACACCAACAGCTTGGAAAAAGTAATTGTTTAATGTATTTATCCATGGTAATGGATTTAGAGTTGCATTTGTTGGAACACTTATAATCTCGTGTTCTGCTGTGTCTTTAGGCAAATATAAATTTTCTCCATCAGCTACTATCTTATCTGCTTTAGCCTTAAATGCAGAAATCTTTGCATCATCATCTGTGTCTAATATGAATTTAACTATTGGTTTAACATGTCTATGCATTAATTGCTTCTGGTCTGCCATAGCTTCATTTCTCATTAATATAATATTCTCTAATGCTTGGATTATAGATACACCATGTATCTCATCAGCGACCCTGTTTCTAGCTATGTGGAATATCTTATCTACACCGAATTCCTTTGGTGGAGATTTGACCTTACTCTCTTGTTCATATCTTTTAATAATACCTTTCCCATCTACAATAATAACTATATTCTTAGGGTCAAGTGGTTTTAGATTAATTAAATTACCATCCTCATCTCTTATGATTTCAGCAAAGAAGTCGCCACCTATATGGTATGTTCTAACAGCATTCTCTAGTATTGTATTAAATGTATCTTTACCCCAGCCTTTGATTGATTGTAATATAAATGTAGTTTGTGGGTCTGTCTTAACTCCCTTTCCAACAGTCCATGTTGCTTTAGCATCTATAGCAGCTGCTAGTTCAGGTATCTCTTTATAGTAGCCTAAGTATTGAGACCACTCTGTATTCTGCCATCTAGTCTCTTTTGTTTCAGATGATGCATCTGTATCCTGTGATGGCACAGAATAATCTTTGACTGCAGTCTGTAAATCACTTGCCTCTGCACTTGATATATTTAAATCTGCCATTTTATGCGTCTACCTCATATCCTGTAATCGAACATTCAGAACTGAAATTAGCAGCCGAGGCTATTATTTTTAAAGTTTCATCAGCTATTAATTTCACTGGTATTGAAAATGATACACTTATTGAATCTGCTGTGCCTGCTGCTCCTGATACTCTTAATCTCGCTACGCTATTTGTTGTTGAATTAATATGTAATTCTCCCACGCTGTTTACTGTTCCAGCAATTATATATGATTCTATAAAAGCTGATACTAGGAAAAAAACTTTGCCAGCTGGCACTGTATAGATTACTGAAGTCGAGTTTATAGCATTTGCTTTTTTTGTTATTCTAGTTCCATTATCTGTTATCCACTGCCAATCTCCATATAATGCATCCCTTTTAGGAGAAAGGGCTTCTGTTACACTTCTTCCAAATAAATTCTGTCCAAAATCTAAAACCATTATATTTCAGCTCCTTCTAGTTGTTTATCTATACTTACAAATTGATTTTTATCTCTATTCTCCCACAACACAGCATATCCAGCATCTATTGTAGCTTGATTAACATTAATACCATCTATGAATATAGTTGCAAGTAATCTTCCCCATTTCTCAACTCTATTATTTGGGTCTATCACAATATCAACTTCTTCATTTAATAGAAAATTCTCTAGAAATCTCTGAGATGCTAATCCTCCTCTCTCATCTAGTTCAGGAGCTGCTGTATTTAAAAATCTTATAGGAAAATTAAAATTTCTGCCATCCCATTGAACTCTTATTGTATCTCCATCAATTACTTTAATAACTCTAGCTTTAAAGTCTTCTAGTATTTGTTTGTGTGGGCTTTCAAAATAATATATTTGCATCTGCCTGTTTGTTAGCTCTGGGAAATTTTTAAAATCATGTGCCATTATATTGTTCCTGTAGATGTATCATCTACGAATTTTTGTGTTGCTTTATCTCTAAGGATACTTAGACATCTTAAGTAACCATCTCTTAATATATTAATCATATCTTCTGCTTCTACTCTTGATGTATAACCAGACATATCATATTGAATTACATATATTGCAGCTAAGTTTGATGCAGCTTCTTTTAATATTCCTTTAGTATCTGCATTCAATCCAGCGTAGGCATCACTCCAATTATATCTAGTAGCAACATTAATCTCGCTTTCAGCTTGTGTCATATAATCATTAACATAAGCTTCTGCTTTAGAAGTTGCTGATGCATTAGCTCCAGCTTTTCTACTTACTTCTGCTGTTGTTGCGAAAATTCCTGTATCTGCCATTTATATTCTATCTAATCCAAATATTTAAACTTTTGTTTTTTACAAGCCATGCTGCTCTAATTAAACCCTCTGCTATATGTGTATCTCTACCAAAGATTTTCTGCTCTTCTATGTCAAATTGGATAGATTTTAAACTTGCTATAATGTCGTCATCATCTAGTAGTGCTATTTCGCTTCTCTCCATCATAGCTAATAAGTTATTATACATATCCTCTTTCAGTAACTTCTTCTTTCTCCCTTCCCTGTCGATAGGTCTACTTGCATTGTTTAAGCCTACTACTTTTCTTTTAACATTATTTGTTATACTTAATTGGTCATACACACCAACACCCATACCACCATCATCTACACCAATTTTTTTAAAGCTCCAGAAATTATCTAAGTCTATTATGTCTTGTGTAGTGTCAGTAGTTCTTTGTTCTCTTCTTATAATGTTTTCTACTTGATAGACATTTTCTTTATGAGTTCCCTCTAATATTTCTAGTGTAGTGTCATCTTTTCCCATCCCAGCAATATCAACTCCTAAGTAATAATCACTTGTTAGTTTTCTGTCTTCTCTCTTTAATAAACAAACTTTCTTTAATACTTCTGTTGGGAAAAATTGTCTTAATTCATCTACAAACTCTCCTAGATACTCTTGGGCATATTGAGCTTTTGTCATCCAGCTTTTCTCATGGTCTAAGAAATCTTGGTCTTTTCTAGGGCAATCCTCACTAGATACATGAAATGAGGTGTATTTATTATCTTGAAAACATCTATAGAAAAATCCCTCATTACCATAAGGAGTAGATAATAGCCAAATATCTCCTCTTGTTACAGTCAGCATCGGAGTAACTGCTGTCCAGACTTCTTCTGGAATAAATGCAGCCTCATCTGCTATTAATAAGTCTATTGTAAACCCTCTTATTCCATAGCCACTCTCTCCAGTAGGCAAAGAATGTATTACAGAGCCATTTTTAAGCTGTATTTTGTGTTTTGTAGGCTTATGCTTACCTGTTTTTATAGCGTTCTTGTTTTTAGTATGAATATGGTTTAATATCTTCTCAAATAATAATAATGACTGTCTATCAACACTAGCAATTACCATTATAGTCTTTTTAGCATTAGCTAGGGCATATTCAGCTGCTTTTATAGAAATAATAGTGGATTTCCCTACCTGTCTCCCACTTCTAAGACACAAGTTTCCTTTAGTGTCCATTATTTGTTTTTGCCACTCATCCAGTTCCATGACAGCTCGGGCAAAGGGTTTTTAAGAATTTTGGGTCGCACAAAATCTCTTCCCTTATTAATTTAATTACTTCATCCCAAACTTTTCCTTTGATATGATGGACTTGCACTTTTTGTTCAAATCCTTTTTTCTTAGATTGTTTAACACCACACTCCTGACAGCTATAGCCATCTCTTTTCAAAGCCTCGCTTCTTTCAGGGCTTCTTAAGAATAATTTATTTATTCTACCACGGATTGTTGCATTGGGGGTTTTATTATACATAAGTCTTCTCCCTGTTCCTCAGCGAACTCACTCACAATTATCATTTTAATAATCTCTACAATTCTTCTTCTAGCACACCCTATCTCAAGACACACAGTAGCTATTAATTTTTCCTTATTTACTACTTCAGCTGTTCGGATAGAATTTTTAATCATTGCAATCAGCTTCAGCCTCTCTTGCCGTCTTTCAGATACAGCATCCATCTTGTAGTTTTCTTCATACATATACTATCTAATAACAAATACTATTTAAATGTTTGTGTGCTCTCTGTGAGGACTTTTGACAATAACTTTTAGCCAATAAATCTTAAAGCCAGAAATAGTCTGCGAATTTGGTGTTGCTAGCGGCTTTCTGTCTGCCTAGTAGGCATCTTATTGGCTGCAACCATTCCGAAAGCATTGCTTTCTGGCTTGGCTCTTAATTAATATGCATTTAAAGGTTACACAAGGAACACTCACCAATATTACAATAAGACTTCTTCATCTTCTTTTAATTTGTAACTAGGATTTATTTCTTCATATTTTTTAATTTCGGATTTTACTATTTTGTAGAATGGCTTGTGAGAATAGTTTATTGCTGGCTTTTCCATAGGAATAGCAAAGCATGCTTCTATTTAAAGATGCCACATCACTTTATAGTAATTAAAATAAGCAGGAAAATTTTAAAAAATTTCTCTGGGCTTCTGACTTAAAACAAAAAATAAAAAACTTAATAATCGCATTATACTTATACAACAACACACATCTATTAATCAATGCCTCATGCTTTATGCCACATGCCGCCGAGCCTGCGAGGCGGCAGGGCGAGCGAAGC